GGTTCAGCAAATACTCAAAGATTTTTTGGAAGTGTGACTATAGATGGCACAGTAATTTTAGCTGATGATTTAAAGTTTGGCAACAATCCAACATCCTTCTATATGGACACAAGTGATGGTAATGACGATAAGAAGCTACAAATGTGTGGTGGTGGTGGAGTAGGTACTGATAGAGGTGCTACTATCATAATGTACGGAAATGAAATAGCTAATAATGAAGGTTGTTTAGACTTAAAGGCTGGTTGGAAAAGCGATGAAGGTGATATACGATTCTTTACAGGTAATAATGATGAAAGAGGGAGGATAAATTACGCTGGAGGTTTAGCTGTAAAAGGTGCTTTCGTTAATAGTGCATCAGCAGACCCAGCAGATTATCAAATTTCATTTGGTGGGGATGCAGTAACAACTCCAAGATGGGGATTTAGAGTATCTGGTTCAAGCAACGAAGATTTATACTTAGATAGGAATCTTTCAGGTACACCAGCTATTGCTATGGCGTGGAATAAGGCAAATGGTAATACAACTATAAAAGCAGCTACCCTTACACTTGATGGGGAAAATGCAAGTAGTCTAAATATTGGGAGTGAAGAATCTGGAAGCAAAAGAATAACATTAAATGGTGCTGGTAGTAATGATTCAGCAATAGAGTTTAGAAATAGTGCAGTATCAAGGACAGACTTGGGATGCTTTTCTGGTAGTTCAACTTTTGAAATAAAAATGTACGATTCAGGATGGCAAAGCAGATTTTCAATAACGGCTGGTGGAACATTTGCAGGTTCAAGTAGTGCTAATATTTCTGACAGAGATTTAAAGGAAAATATAAATCCAATATCAAATGGGCTTGAAACTATAAATAAATTGCAAGGAAGAACTTTTGAATGGAAAGAATCTACAAAAATGGATGGTGGAATAAAATATGGACTTATTGCACAAGAACTTGAGGAAGTATTACCTGATTTAGTATGGGATAAAAGTGGACTTTCTAAAAAAGAAGATGGCTCTTACCACAAATCTATTCATATGACAGGTGTAATTCCTGTCCTTATTGAAGCAGTCAAAGAATTGTCAGCTAAAGTAACAGAATTGGAGAATAAATAATGGATTTTACAAAAGTAGTATCGCTTAATTTATCGGCTGGTGGTACTGTTGGTGGAGACTTGACTGTTTCTGGTGACCTTACAGTTGATGGTAATTCTAGTGGTAATTATGATGAAATAATAAATGGACATTTAGATCTTGCAGATAATAACATTCTGAATGTTGGAGATATATCTTTAGATACAATCTCTTCTGATGCTGGAACATCTATAAATGTAGTATTAGGATCTGATTCTGGAGATGATTTTTTAGTAGATACAGATAAACTTGTTGTTGAGGGAGATACAGGCAATGTCGGAATTGGTACTGCTTCGCCATCAAACGAATCATCTGGAACATTATTACATATTGCTGATACTGGCAATAGTAACGCAGCTCATATTAATATGAGTGGAGGAGATGGTGCAAATGGAAGCCAAACAGGTAAGATTAGCTTTTCAGACCCAGGAGATGTAGCTGATGCAGTAGCATTTATAACTGGTAGAATAAAAGGTAGTAATGCAAGTCCTGGCGGTGAAATTGCTTTTTATTCAGGTATTGATGGTGGAGCAATGGTTCAAAACTTTGTTATTGACTCCAACTCCAAAATCAGCCTATCAAATAATGATAGTGGTGGAACTGGTGGTACAGATTCTACTTCTGGAAATACTGCTTTGGGTTATTTAGCTGGTAATGCTATCGCAAGTGGTGGTATTGATAACACATTGGTTGGACACAAAGCTGGTACTCTTCTCAATACAGGTACTAAAAATGTCGCTATTGGTAATCAATCTCTTAGTAGGGCAACATCAGATGCAGCTCATAATGTAGCTGTTGGTTTTCAATCTTTAAATGGGAATTTTTCTTCTGCTGATGTAGATGAATGTGTTGCTATTGGTTCTTTTGCTGTAGGCGATGGAACATTGACAACAGATGCTTCAGGCACAGTAGCGATTGGATATAAAGCATTAACAGCCCTCACAAGTGGTATCGGTAATGTAGCAATGGGATTTGAAGCACTTGATTTAGAAAATGATGGAGATTACAGTACTGCTGTAGGTTATCAAGCATTAAGTGGTCAAGAAGGTGTAACTGGAGAAGTTGGGAATACTGCGGTAGGTTATAAAGCTGGGCTTGGTCTTGGTAGTTCAACACAATGTACTGCCGTTGGTAATCAAGCTCTGTATACAGATGATGATAGCGATGGCTCAACAGCGATAGGTGCTTATGCTTTGAATAAGCAGAATGGTGGTACTGGTGATAGTGGTAATACAGGAGTCGGTAGAAATGCTGGGATGCACAATGTAACTGGTGTTAACAATACTTATGTCGGTTTTAAATGTGGTACTGGTTCAAGCGGAGAGAGTAACAGTAATAACACAGCAGTGGGTAAGGATGCTATGACTGCTGTTACAACTGGTGCAAGTAATGTTGCAGTTGGTACGCAGGCTGCTACAAACCTTACAGAGGGACTTTATAATACAGCTGTTGGGGCGGGAGCATTATATGTAAGCGCAGACGGTGATAATAATACAGCTATTGGATATCAAGCTTCGTATACTTATGAAGGAGGCGATGGTCAAGGCAATAATACAGCTGTCGGGTTTAAAGCTATGAGAGCTAATGCTACAGCTGAAAATAATACAGCTGTTGGGGCTCTTTGCTGTGAAGATTTAACTGGAACTGGAAATGTTGCAATGGGCAGAGAGGCTATGCTTAATGCAACCTCAGCTGATTATAACGTAGTTATAGGTAGGAACGCTTGTGGCTCTGGAACATTAACTGGGAATAGTAGTGTTATTATTGGAACTGATGCCGCCAATAGTATGACTGGAGGTAATAGTAATGTTATAATTGGTGCTGGAGCGGCACATGATGGCAACTCTGCTACTGGCAGTGCTGGTGTGGTTTTTTTAGGTAAAGGAGCGAGGGGAAGCGGTATTGATGTAAACAATGAAGTTGTAATTGGTAATGATGCAATTGGACAAGGGGTTAATACTGTAATGCTTGGCAATGGGTCAGTACATACTACAAATGGATTATATTGTTATGATACTGGTATTGCAAGTCCATCAGATGTAAGGATAAAGAAAGATATTAAAGATAGTGGTATTGGTTTAGATTTTATTAAATCACTTCGTACTGTAACATATAAGAGAATGCACGAATCTGAATACCCCGATGAAATAAGACGAGAAGATGCTATGCCTAAACCAGACAGTTGGGAAGAAAAAACTGAAGTTGGGTTAATTTCTCAAGAAGTAAAGGCTGTTATGGATGAAATGAGCATTGATATGCAAGGACACTCAGTAAACCCATCGGGAACTGAACATATAAAATATGTAGCATTTGTAACTCCACTTATTAAAGCAGTTCAAGAATTATCTTCAGAAAATGAAGACCTCAAGAAAAGACTTGAAGCATTGGAAGCTAAATGAATCAAAAGTTTGGAAATCTATATGCGAGGTTTTTAGTCGTATTTGGACTATGGGTAACTATTGCATTTCTGTTTGAGATAGGATACTAATGTTATGGTTTTATATACATTGTGTGATTGCGATTGTGATTCTAATTGCGGATGCAAAAGGAACGCTTGAGCCTACTGTGAAGAAGATAGAAGAAAAGTTTGGGATACCAGTTTATTATGCCCCAAATGATTCTATAGATATGGAAATTAGTAATCCTTATCCAATACAAGATATGCCACAGCAGGATACATTTAACAGTCAAAGACGGAATAATGAGAGTCGTTCCTGATTGGAGAGAGATGGGTAAGGTTTTAAAGCTTATAATTACTGCGTCATTTATTGCATTTATGGCCTGTCTTATATTGGTATCTTGCGCGGATGAATGGTATTTTGGGAAAAGTAGAGAAGAACTTGCTAGAGAAATGTTTATTGTTGATAGCTTAATTATGGATATAAAATATCAAATTGATAGTACAGGTGTTGATTTTCAAAGTATATATCTTAATGCGCAAAGGATAAATAGCGGACATGAGTAAAGGTATTAGCGAAGATGCACAAATACATATATCAATAGCTTTTCTTATAAAGGCTATGATTGCAGTGGCTGTTGTAGTAGGCTCGTGGTATCAAGCACAGATGCAATTTGCAGAACATACAAGACGAATACAGGACTTAGAAGATAAAATTACTATATTAAATGCTAGTGTAGAAGGAATGGAAACTCAGCATATACAAGAACTCGAAGAAACAAATAGAAGTTTGATGCAAAGGTTAGGATTAAAAAAGAAATAATGCCAAATAAAGCTGCAAAACGAAGAAAAAGAAAAAGATATCTATTAAATGCTCAGCTTAATAAGCAAGGCAGGACAGCTAATCAATATAAAAAATACTTAAAAAAGGAACAAAGAAATGATTATTAGGCGTAGTAGCGAAGGGTATAATGTGCTATTATATCGTAATAGTTCTCCTGGCGCAACAAGAACACGAACTTACTCTGATGGTACAGTAGAAGAGATATCATATCCAACTAGTAAGAATTATTTTATAGTAACAGATGGTAGTGTAGTTAAAAAAACTGATAGTTTAAAAACAGCAGAAGATACTTATACAGATGAATGTGCTAAAAAAGGCTATACTCCTCACGGAAGAGCTGTAATAGGAGAACATGTGATGCTTGGACATGTAATTACTATACAGAGTGAATTTCCAACAGAAAGCAATACTAAGACTGAAATAAAAGCTTTTATGGACAGGAGAAGTATTGAATATAAATCAAGTGATAAAAAATCAGAATTACTAACCATTGTGGATTCTAAGAATCCATGGAAAAATAGGACACGATAAATGCTAGAAACTTATGCAGAATATGGCGCAATTGGCGTAATGGTAATATTATTTGGTGCGCAAATTATGTTTCTTCAAAAGCGATTAATGGCTAAATTAGATGAGATAGAAGACATCTCAATTAAACTAATCGATAGATGGAATCGCTCTGATGAGATTAGGGACAGAAGACATGAAGACCTAATAAAAGAAATTAATGATATTTCTGATGGTCTTAATTTTTTAAAAGGTAGAATGAATGGACGCTCTACATGAAATTAGATGAATATAGAGATGAGGTTATACAAAAATTAACAAGAGTTGATACTCGTCAAGAAGAGATGATTTATAGAATCGGAAGAATTGAAAAACATCTTGAAAAACTTAATGGGCATGTTGCTGATCATGAAAAAGC